TCTGATCTTATTTGATTAATATCAGCATGTATTCGTCCTTTATGTTCGTATCTCAATATGGTATCTATAAATGTAGTATGAGCTTTATTTATTTCACGAGCTCTTGCTATCATTTTTACAACAGGATGTTCGTGTTCTTGTAAAAAGTTTTTAGTAAAGGAAGGAGAATTAGTTTTAGCAGTACGTTCATATGGTAAAGAAAGTTTATCGAATACTTTTGCAATACTTCTGGCAGCCCATATCTGAGGCTCTATTGTGGTTTCTTTACTTATTGCTAATAGGATTTTCTTCTCTTCTGTTTCTAATTCTTGCTTTAGGAGAGAGGCTTTATTTGAGTCTACCCGAACTCCCAAAAAGCGCATATCGACAAGACAAGGAAAAAGATCAGTCTCAAGATTAAATATTGATTCAATGTCTTGGTGTATAATTTCTTTTTTAAATATTTGCCAAAGCTCTAAAGTTAACTCAGCATCTTTCTCTGCATAAGATCCAACATACATTGCAGGTAATTTCCACATTTCAGATTTAGGATCTAATCCTCTTGACTTTGCTTCTTCGTTTAGTGCAACTTCATTCTTACCATGTCCAAGATAATCCCAAGATAAACTATTTAAATCATATCTAAATCTATTCTCATCAATAAGAGATGCAGCTATCATTGTATCTACGATTAAACCATTAATTTTAAAACCCATAGATCTTATCCAACACACGTCATACATTGCATTGTGAAATATTTTTATAGCATCAGAAGCTAAAATATCTTTGAACCATTCTAAAGTTTTCTTTCGGTCCATGTTTGGTCCTGAGCCATGAGCAATGGGAAAATAATATTTACGTCCTGGTACAGCCACCGCAATACCAACAACTTCACCATTACCAATAACAGAGCCAGACCCCATCGTTTTTAAATCAGGATCTCTAGTTTCTAAGTCGATTGCTATTTCATCGTATGGACGTAGATCTGGATACTCTTCCGGTTCTATCCATTCAGTCTGTGCTGTAAATAAAGGTACCTTCATTTCTTTTTCATGTCTTTCATTTTTTTAATTTCCAATTCACAATAATGTATAATCTTTTCTAAGTCTTCTATACCATTTTTTGTAAGATATCTACAAACATATTTCACAACGTTCCCCTGGAAGAACGAAAGATTATTTTTTGAAATAAATTCATAGGGCTGAATGTAAAAAGATTTATAATGCTTTCCGCCTATCTGCTTATCTTGCGGTGCCATATCTTTAAATATACTTTCGTCTGTCATACTTGATAACCCTTCCTTTCTATTTTTGATTTTAATAAATATAAATTCTGTGCTGCTCTCGTGTAAGCAACATAAAATACTCTATGCTCTTCGTCTCTTTTTGCTTGACTTCTTTGCAAAGCTTTTCTAATCTTATGCGCTAAATCTAAAGCAACAATTACGTTTTCTTCTTCACCACCTTTAATAGAATGTATTGTAGATAAAAAAACTCTAGGTTTATCACTTAACTTCTCACCATTGGATAATAAATTTCTTATATTTAATTTATCTTCATACTTAGCAGCAACAAAAGAATCAAACCAAGGTATATCTTTATCTAATTGTTCTTCACCAGTGTATTCTTTTATCTCTTTCATTTGATGTTCTTCTAATGGTTCTCCTTTACACCAACGTTGATATAATAAAATAGTTCTGTATAATTTTTCACTAAAACTTTTTTCTTTTTTAGTAGCACAGTAAATTCCACGTCTTTTTAATTCATCCATTATATTTCTTAATCTTGATCCTGTTCTTGCAAGAATCAACCACTTACCTTCTTTTATATTAATTTGTGATAAATCACTAATCTTTTCTACTTTACCATCGACCTCTCGTGCCTTATAATTCTTGGCTACTTTTTTACCTTGTATCCTGTCTATAATTTGTAATGCATAGGTTTGTACATCCTTTGGGATACGTCTTGATTTATTTAATATTATTTCTTTATCTGCTTTAACATCTATAAAACTATCTACATCAGCTCCGGCCCAACTAAAGATTGCTTGGTCATCATCGCCTGCTAAATAAATATGTTTTGATTTTTGTTTTAAAACTTCAAACATCTTCCATTGTAGCTTTGATAAATCCTGAGCTTCGTCAACAAAGATGGTGTCAAATTCTGGACATTTTTCTGCCTCATTTATAAATTGATGAATCATATCGTTAAAGTCGATTAGGTTATTATTTTTTTTATACTCTACTAAATTAGTAGAGATATGTTTTAAAGTATTCCAACTCACATCATTTCTATTATGTTCGTTTAAATTAAACTCTTCTTCAATAGATATATCTTTATTCATCGCTCTACCTATCAGTTGGTAATATGGATTATCACAAGTTAAAAAATGTGTTTCTTCTTTGTTAAATTTATCCTGGTATCTGACTCTAATGTTTAAAAGTTTCCCTAAGTCTTCGTAGTGATAAGGCTGCATAACTCTATCCTCACTTAGACTTAGGGTATTAAACGCTAGCGAGTGAAGAGTTTGAAAATGTCTTAAACGTTTTGGAGGAAAAGGCATTCTCTCTTTTGCTTCCTTCGCTGCCTTTTTAGTAAAAGCAAAATAACCTATCTTATGCAACGGGGAGCCTGTCCGTGCATAAGCTCTTGCTCTACTAATAAGTCTGTATGTTTTACCGGTGCCTGGTGGTCCGTATATCTTACATAATTTCATCAACTTTTCTCATTTGAATTTGTTCCTCTGGAGCTTCTTCCCTAATAAATTTATCTTTTGGTATCTGTACACATCTTATTCTTGGATTCATTTTAGCTCCTTTTTTATGAGGATATCTAACCTGTACACTTAACTCACCTTTAAATTGTTTTTTAATCATTACCCCAGTTCGATCTTGTTTTAGTTTCCATTCTTTTGTTTTTAAATGATCGTAAAACTTATCGTAAACAAAATAAAAATATTCTCCATCGTCATACGTTGCTCCACTTTCTAGTGATGCATGACTTGTAGCCTTCATTTCGTTTACATAACTAATGATGTGAGCTTTTAATATATCTATATCACTTGTACCTTCGGGTGGATCTAATGTTTCAAGATTCTTCCACAATGGGTCTAATATTTTTTGAAAGTCTGCATCTTTAATCTTTGGAGGTATAAGAGAAGTTTGCGCTGCTATTACTTTTCTAAGCTCTCTCATCTCTACAAGTTTATCTATATTTTTTACTATAACTTGTTTTGTATTTTCTTCATCAACTTGGACTGTTAACCAAAACTCTGGATCAGGTCTGTATTCTATTCTTGTTAAACCTGATAAAGTTGGCCATGATATTTGTACATTTGTTAAGACTCCATACTTTCTTTTGTAACACGTTTGTTTTAAACACAGAGGAGCGATAGGGTCTTGAGAACAAGTATAACCTTTATCACTTTTACTTTTTTTCCAATCTCTAATCTTACCTTCAACTTTACTATCGTCCCACTTGCTATCATAAACAAAATATTCTCTTGCTGCTTCTTTAACTTTATCTTCCCAGTTGTCAGGATATTTTTTCTTGGCAAACACAGAATAATTATAAAGAAATCTTTCTCGGTTATCTGTCATCTTTTCTTTTGTAAGTCTGGCTAAACAAGGTGGACCATCTACAAATTCAGCAGCACCGCCTGTTAATTCATCTTGTATAATTTTTTTAGTAAACGCGTCTAAAGATTCTGGAGTCTGTAAATTATTGTCAACAAGTTTTAAAAATTTTTCGTAGTCAAAAAACTTACCGTCAAAATTAAATGCAAGTCTTTCTGTCTTTTTATAATATGGAAGATTAATAAAATTACCTGATGATTCACCAAGTTCTGTTTGTTTAGGATAAACTTCTATCTCTTGAGGTAACCCTAATAAAAATAATATATCTTGTAAAAAAGTTCTAATGATCGATGCTTTTACAAATCCTTTTGTAAAGACAAATAAATGTAAACCACCGCTTTTTGATTTGATTGGTATTACAGGTATTTGATGTTTAGCTATAAGATCTAAATATTTTTTGTATGGAAAATCTGTGTAACTGTGTTGTTTATCATCAATGTCTATAGCTCCAAACTTAGCCATACCTTCTTCAGTGCATGGTTGTATTCCAATAGACTGCTTACCTGTTAAATGATTCTCGTAATCTTGAGAAGTGATAGCTCTTTTGGACCAACCTAAATCTTTAGGATCAAATTCTATTTTACCATCTTGGCCTACAAAACCTTTTTCAATATTGCAGTAACCAAAATTACGCTCTAACCCTGTAAATATATTTATAAACTTATCATTCATACAATTAGCTGATGATGCCGAGTCTCCCCAGCACCATCAATGTTGCAACCATTCCCTTGGGAATTAGATAATGCTATCCTTAGTTTCTTTGCCGTCGTTATATTTAACTTCGACATCACCTTTGGATACACTCTCTGAGAATGTTTTAGCTTGTGAATAAAGATCACCTTCAGTTGATGGATCTAACTGTCTTAGTTTAGATACTTCCCAACCAAACCATGTTCCTTTATCATTTTGCTGTTGTACAGTTCTCAGATTGTACACGTGGCTAAAAGATGCTGGAGTGAACAAACCGTTCTTCCCCTTCATTCTAATGCTTGCAATCATAGAGTTCCACTTTCTTGATATCTTCAAGTTAGTAGACTTCATCGCAATCAATGCAGTAGAAGGTGAATCACCTTTGATAATTACAAAGTGGTTACCTGTTTTTTCAACATAGTTTCCATTAGGTAATCTATCTTTAAAGTCTGATCCTCTTGTTGTTTTAGATAGAATGTCAGAAGTGCCTGGGTGTACACCTGCTGGTGCTCCAGATCCTTCTCCTCTGTCTTTCCATTCTACAAACTTTAATGAATAGTAAGCAGGTATTACTTCAATACCTTTCTCACCGTCATACAATTCGCCAGTCACAGAATTAAATATCATTCCTGGTTCTGCTCCTTGTACGTATTTACCATCTCTCTTGTTTACTTCTGG